GTGCGGTCAATTCCATGACCTGGATCCCCTCAAACAGGGAGACAGGGTCTTTTACTGAGTACAGTCTACAGAGGCAGTCCAGGCTTGAGTAGTTGAGGCCAGTCAAACCGCTCATGCTTACATTCCACTGCGTCTGCATACGCATAAACATGACCACTGTTTCCCAGTTTTCTTCCCACACTTCAAACTGAGCTGCCTTTGCAGCTTTACGCATTGCATTGATCTCCCCAGGGTCCATCCCCTGAGCCATCAGATCTTCAGTGCTTTCTTCAAAAACGCCACCACCTTCGCACCAATGCTTAGTGGCGTCTTCTAGTTTTTTGCCTGCGCCCCAAGCAAGCTTTCAGTGTAGGCATTGATTACCGCACGGAGGACATACGGATCATCAAACAGCTCAACACGCATCTCGTCGCTATATTCAATCTCTTCACCATCCTCATCTTTAACCCCCTCCCAGCCTTCAACAATCTCACCGATCAAAGCATCATCGCCTTGGTCGACAAGATCATTAAAAGCTGAGCGACTCATCTTCTTGAAGACTGCCGTAAAGGTTTCTTTCTTGAACTTGCCGCCGTCAACAGGAATGTCGACGGCTACAGGCCACTTATAGGAAGAAACCTTTTTGAGGACGAAAGCCATGCAGATCAGGTGTACACAATTGAAATCTCGTCATTCCCTGAGGACGACGGAACCATTGTAGTGGGAAGGTTCAGCATCACAATACCCTGATCCTCGCTATAGCTTGGGTTTCCGAGTGATAGCCCAGTAGCTGGGGCCGTCAGGGTGATGATGTTGCCCGCAGTAGCACCGTGAACAATGCTTAGGTTTCCTGCAGTGCCCGCGACAGCCAGCGCAAAGAAGTTTTTGGTCGAAAGGGTCGGAGCCTCAATCACAAAGTTTGCAGTAGCTGAACGGTCGGTAATGATAACTTCCTTAGTTGAGTTGACTAGCTCTCGGTAAACGACCTCGTTTCCAAGATCAATCTCGGCAGATTGCAGGGCAAGGCCGGTAGCTGAATACAGAGTGAACCCAGTGGTATTAGTATCGTTAAAGATTTCAGGATCTGCCTGATTATTAAAGGTCAGGCTTGGGGATGAGGTGTCTGTCGGTGCGTTGTACTGACCTGTCAGCGTAAAATTGTAAACAGGGATTTGGTTCGCATTTAGGCTGACTGTAAAAGTGCCCCTGCAACCTGTAACAATGTGGCGAATTCCATCGGTGTCGTAATGAATAGTGCAGGACTCAAACCCAGTTGAGCGTGGTTTGTAAGTGATGCTTGTGCCTGACACTGGCGTGATCGACATCCCACAAGCTCTGAGGATTGGATCGTACTTAGGGGCAGTGCCCGCAGTGCCAGATCCAGAATACTCAATCGTGAAAGAGACGACGACACGAGTGTTTGCAATTAGTTGAGGGCTGTTGCCTAGGTAGCTGCGAATCAGATCTCTAGACAGCACTTCAGACTCAGCAGGGCTGATCTCTAGCTGTGAGATTTGAATCGCATTAGCTGAGCCGGTCGGAGTCGGGTCCGAACCGTAGGAGGTCTCAAGTTTCGCAAGGATAGACCTCACGCGAGCTAGCTTTGCCATCAGTTAGGCCTCAGCGAGGACAATGTTTCTTGCATCAGTCTACGCTGAACCGCTTTCGCGAGCCATCCTTAAGCTGATGTTAGGTCAACACGGTCTGACCGATACTTGACCAGGTAATCCATACTAACAACACCGAGAGGGACATCCGCCTCATACAAACTAAAATCGACTCGATCGGCGGCCACATCAAGCGCATAATTATTCACCGTTGCATCATTCATTATCAGATTGTGAACTTGCTGGGAAAAAGTGTCCGAAGCGTCGTCAGGCACACCAGAACGCACAAGCACCGTTACTCGTACACGCAAGCTCCACAAAAGCTTGTTGTAAACGTTGGTTTCGCTCGGCTGGTCAGAAACCGGTTCAACAATAATTGCTGGCACTTCACCGCGAGCCAAAGGCTCAACCCTGCTGCGGTAAACAGTAACCCCACTCGCAGCATCAAGGTTGGATTTGATGCGAGTAAGAATAAGTTCGCGTCGTGTGTCAGCCATTAATCTTTGCTCAGCAGCAACTCAGAAAACACGCCGTCATCAACAGGGCGAATTTCCCGCACTGTGTAGTTAGCTGATGCGACTGAAATAGTTGTGCCGCGAGTGGCAGAGCTGACATCAGAAGTCACTGCAATCAGCAAATACTCCCGACTCAATGCCATACCACCCGCGATCACCTCAACAGGCGAATCCAAGATCCCAACAAATTGCGACCCGCCCCCAATTTGACAGGTGCTGCCAAACTCGTCGGTGTTCAGGAAAGCAAAGGAATCTTGGATAGCCATAATCAACCGTACTTTTTAGAACCCAGTGCAACGACGCTCAAAGCGCCCGCTCCGGTGCCACCTGCGACGGTGATCACAGCACGGATGTAACGACGAACCTCATCAGAGTTAATCCGAAGGGTTTCGGTCAAAGCGGTGTTAGCGGTAGTGGTAGTGAAAGCCAAGCCGGAAACATCAGCAAAAGAGCTGTTGTCTGCGGAATCCTGAACTTTTACGGCATAGGTAATGCCTGAACCACCAGCTTCTGCATCAAGAACAGCCATAATGTCGCCCTCGTAATCAACGAGATCGACACCAGTGCGGTTTGCGGTTGCAGTCACCACGTCACTTGCCGATAAAGACAAGAGAGTGAGACGAGTGCCAAGGTTTTGGATGGTCATGATGACTTAATTCTGCGACGGGACGTTTTTGGTTTAGGCGGAGGATTGTCGACAGCAACCTCTTTTGCCTTTTCCTGCACCAGTTCAGGTGCTTCAATTGCACATCCGCTGCTGATCAGAATCGTGGCGTCGGTTTGGGAAGCCTCAACGACTTCCCCTAGCCGAACGATTTGACCCGCAAGCGTGACCTGCTTACAGATCTGAACTTTCATAATCAGAGGCTGTTGTTACCGCGTGAGAAGGAAGCGCCATGGCGTGCAGCCACGTCCACATCCTGCAGAGCCACCACGCGAACGGTGCCGGATGTGCTGCCGGTGTAAGGATCAACCATCAGATCCAAACCTGAGAAGTAACCGATAAGCAGATCAGCAAAATTGCCAAACCACAGATCATTGCTTGCAACTTGGTTGGAAACTACAGCGCGATAGCCGTTCACTTCGTCATTGGTATAGACAAACTGAGCGGTGTTGCTGGCTTTTTCAGCAGTCTTCAGAGCGCCGCGCATAGCGGAATTCATCAGATAGCAGGGGCTGCCAAGCAGTGCGTTGGCACCAGCAACGTCAGACTCAAGCGCCACAACCTCAGCAAACGTTGGAGTGTTGGCAGAGAAATCTTCGGTCAGAACACCAGTGGTGTCCTTCAGACCAAGAGGCTGGTTGGAAGAGCCAGAGCCGTACAGACCGACGCGGTCAATTTCCAGAGCAAGCACTTTGGCCAGATCGCCACGAACCATGTTCTCCACATCAATGGAGGACTGAATCAGCAGACGACGGCTGAAGTCGGTGTAAGCACCACAGGTCTTGGGAGTGAGGGCAACCTGATCAATGGTTTGCTGGGATTCGGTGGGAGAACCAGACTCAGCGACCCAGTAAGCAGTAGCAGCACCGCTCTGACGAGGGATGTTGACGTTGCCAGACAGGCCAGTGAGAACAGTCGCACCGGCTTGGGTTAGCGCGGAAGCATTACGCAGCAGCTCAATGAAATTGGCAGCATCAAGCTCGGTTTCGACGAGGTTGCCACCAGCGGTAGCAGTGCCCACGGTCAAATCACGCCTCATCACGTCAGAAGGGACGGTGATTCCACGGGAGGATCGGCCAAGCTTTGCAGCAGCAGCCTCCGAAGCTTCAATCTCAAAACCAGCGGCTTCGCGCAAAGCGCGGTCGCCGGGGTTGGAAAGGTACTGAATGGCACGCAGGAAAGAAAAACTGCGAGCTTCTTTGTTGGTCAGGCCGATATCACCAGCAGTGGTGTCGACGGGTTTAGCTTGAGAGCCCATTTGTTCGATAAGAGCAGAGCGGAGTTCATCGATGCCCCGAGAATTCATGATGAATTCTTGAGCCAATTCGACGTTTTGAGTGCGCTTACCAAGGGCAAGCATTTCGGCAGCTTCTTTTGCTTTGGCCTCAGAGGCCTCAGCACGAAGAAGCTCCAGGTCAGGAGTTTGTTCTTCCATTGCGGAAATAGCAGGTGTACTTGTTACGGCTGAGGCCGTAGACGCAGTTTCATTATGAGCGAAACTGCGCCCGATTCCAACCGAATTGTCAGCTGGCACAGTAACCAGACTGAGTTCAAAAGGTTGGAAGGAGGTGGCCCGATAAGTCACAGGAGAAGTGGACTTATCCTCCTCCATCTCGTTGATCCTGTAGCCAAAACTTACATTTCTGATAATCCCATCTTTAATTAATTCCTGCATTTCACGGCCAAGCTCATTATTGGCCAGCTTCACCTCTGCGTAACCACGCTTTTCCTTGATATAGGCGCGTTGGACAACGCCAACAATTCGATCAGGGTCATGCTGATAAAGCAAAGGAGCGCCGTCATTCATGCGCGAAAGATCCATTGCCCTTTCCGACATCTCAAGCACCTCCATGCCGAAATAGCGCTCTACCGGCTCTTCCGATGCAAACGGAAACTCGATTGTGCGATCTTCCTTCTCAACGTAGTCAACGCTATGCGCCCGAGTTTGGGCATGATCCTGAAACATGCGAATTGCCGCTATCTTTTCAAGCGC